CCGCCATCCCGGTGACCATACCGTACAGGTTAGAAACCGTCAGCGTGGGGCGCGTACTGGTGCCTTTGCCATTCAGTTCAAAACCACTCCCCTGAATGGGATACGGCTGATACTGTCGCCCCTGCCAGGTGACCGGCTCACCTTTTTCGTTCTGCTCATTACAGAAAAAATAACGTTCTCCACCGACCTCTGTCAGATCGATTTCCCAGAGCACCACGCTGGCCGACTGCTCCGCACGGGTGCATTCATTCAGTGTTTCCTGCCGGATATCCTGCATCAGTTCACCACCTGTTTAAACTCTGCGCTGAACTCAACACGCAACATACTGACCTGCGACGACCATTTTGCGCAGGTCACCTTTATCTGCCTGTAGCCATAAGGCGGCGTCCACAGAAAGGATTTCCAGCCCCCGTGCTCTTCCAGAAACGACTCCAGTACCGTGGCCTCCTCACGGGGGACAGAAAGCGTCACGCTGTACGTTTTCAGGTTGGCATTCAGCCCGGCAGGCGCTCGCTGGGAATAGCCATCACCAAAGCGCACCTTTCTTACAGAAGGGTCCGAAGCCACATCCATACCGGGTTTCACTTTCCAGCGGAAGGTTTTCATCGTCCACCTCCGGAGAACAGGCCACCATCGCGCATCTGTGCCTGGATTTCATCACGGGCACCCTTGCGGGCCATGTCATACACCGCCTTCATCATCTGTGGACCTGGCAGACCATTCGTACCGTCGTTCTGAATCACCACGTTGTTGTTCTGCTCAAACCTGATACCCTCTGAACGCCGCATTTGCGCCGGACTTCCGGTGCCACCGACATAACCGCCGGTGGCATAGCCGCGCATCAGCCGGTAGAGATTTCCCACGCCAATCCGGCTGGTTGCCTCCTTCGTGAAGACAAATTCACCACGGTGAACAATCCCCGCTGGCTCATATTTGCCGCCGGTTCCCGTAAATCCTCCGGTTGCAAAATGGAGTTTCGCCGCAGCGGCCTGAATGGCTGTACCGCCTGACGCGGATGCGCCGCCACCAACAGCCCCGCCAATAGCGCTGCCGATACTCCCGACAATCCCCACCATTGCCTGCTTAAGCAGAATTTCTGTCATCATGGACAGCACGGAACGGGTGAAGCTGCGCCAGTTCTGCTCACTGCCGGTCAGCATCGCCGCCATATTCTGTGCAATACCATCAAAGGTCTGCGTGGCTGCACTTTTTACCTGCGACATACTGTCCGTGGCGCTCTCTTCCCACTCACTCCAGCCGGACTTCAGGCCTGCCATCCAGTTCCCGCGAAGCTGGTCTTCAGCCGCCCAGGTCTTTTTCTGCTCTGACATGACGTTATTCAGCGCCAGCGGATTATCGCCATACTGTTCCTTCAGGCGCTGTTCCGTGGCTTCCCGTTCTGCCTGCCGGTCAGTCAGCCCCCGGCTTTTCGCATCAATGGCGGCCCGTTTTGCCCGTTGCTGCTGTGCGAATTTATCCGCCTGCTGCGCCAGCGCGTTCAGGCGCTCCTGATACGTAACCTTGTCGCCAAGTGCAGCCAGCTGGCGTTTGTACTCCAGCGTCTCATCTTTATGCGCCAGCAGGGATTTCTCCTGTGCAGACAGCTGGCGACGTTGCGCCGCCTCCTCCAGTACCGCGAACTGACTCTCCGCCTTCCACAAATCCCGGCGCTGCTGGCTGATTTTCTCATTTGCTCCGGCATGCTTCTCCAGCGTCCGGAGTTCTGCCTGAAGCGTCAGCAGGGCAGCATGAGCACTGTCTTCCTGACGATCGCCCGCAGACACCTTCACGCCGGACTGTTTCGGCTTTTTCAGCGTCGCTTCATAATCCTTTTTCGCCGCCGCCATCAGCGTGTTGTAATCCGCCTGCAGGATTTTCCCGTCTTTCAGTGCCTTGTTCAGTTCTTCCTGACGGGCGGTATATTTCTCCAGCGGCGTCTGCAGCCGTTCGTAAGCCTTCTGCGCCTCTTCGGTATATTTCAGCCGTGACGCTTCGGTATCGCTCTGCTGCTGCGCATTTTTGTCCTGTTGAGTCTGCTGCTCAGCCTTCTTTCGGGCGGCTTCAAGCGCAAGACGGGCTTTTTCACGATCATCCCAGTAACGCGCCCGCGCTTCATCGTTAACAAAATAATCATCCTTGCGCAGATTCCAGATGTCGTCTGCTTTCTTAAACGCAGCCTCTGCCTTAATCAGCATCTCCTGCGCGGTATCAGGACGACCAATATCCAGCACCGCATCCCACATGGATTTGAATGCCCGCGCAGTCCTGTCTGCCCAGGTCTCCAGCGTGCCCATGTTCTCTTTCAGGCGGCGGGTCTGGTCATCAAACCCTTTCGTTGCGGCCTCGTTCGCCGCCTGCAATGCCCCGGCTTCATCGCCGGAACGCTGCAACTGAGCAACATACGCAATCTGCTCCGTCGTCACGTTATGGAACTGGCGTGCCATCGCCGTCAGCCCCGACGTCGGGTCTGTGGTCAGCTTCCCGAAGGCTTCAGCGACCTTGTCCACCTCCACGCCGGATGCAGAGGAGAAACGCGCCACACTCTGGCTGATGGACGCAATCTGAGCCTCACCGCTTACCCCCGCCTTAACCAGTGCGCTGAGTGACTCGCTGGTCTGGTTAAACGTCAGCCCTGCCGCCTGCCCGGCTCTGGACAGGACCAGCATACGATCTGCCGTCAGTCCCGCCTGATTGCCGGAAAGGACCAGCGTTTTGTTGAAATCGGACAGGGTTGAGTTGCCCTGATACCAGGCATACGCCAGCGCACCGGTCGCCACCGCCAGCGAGGTGGCCCCCACCATCGGCAGGGTGATCGCACCGGCAAGCCCCCTGAACATGGGGATCATCCCGCCGAAGGAGTCCTTCCCCTGCCCCCCCTGTTGCAGCAGGATCAGCCACGGACTTTGCCCGCCTGCAAGCTGCGTGGCCACGTCGGTGAACTGTGCAGGCAGCATACGCATGGCGGCTTTATACTGCCCGACGGAAATCCCCGCTTTCTGTGCAGCCAGCGCCTGTCGGCTCAGCGACTGTTCAACGACTGCCGCTGTTTTTTTCGCATCACTTTCCGTACCGGAAAAATGACGCCTGACTCTGGCCATCTGCTCGTCAAATCTGGCCGCATCCAGACTCAAATCAACGACCAGATCGCCTACCGGTTCAGCCATACCGGACTCCTCCTGCGATCCCTTCTGATACTGTCATCAGCATTACGTCATCCTCCGTCATGTCCGCCACATCCGGGGAAGTAGGGATAACTTCATTCCCGTCCGGGCCAAAGCGGACACCTCCGGCAAGCCCTGCCGCTTTCTGCATCAGCACATCATCTTCAGGCTCTTCGTCAGCCTCGCGCCGGTTCAGCAGACTGAAATCCAGCGGATGCATATCCGGATCGCTGAAAAACAGGCTGAGCACGGTGTACGTCAGCCCGGAAAAGTGCATATCCAGCAGAACATCATGAAAATAATGGGTACTGTAAAAGCGGTGCCAGTCGGCATACTCCGTGGATGACATCCCGGCAAGCATGGCGCGCCAGTCGGGTCGCCCCATCTCGCGCGCCAGTTTCAGGGCAAAACTCAGCTCACCGTCGAACACTTTCCCGCAGAAACAGGCTCTGCAGGCCCGGCATCCTCTGCCTGTTCAGGGGAATTATTCACCACAAACTCAGACATTCCGGACAGACGTAACACCACGTTTTCAGCCTGAGCAATTGCCTCCGTGGGCCAGGTGGTAAGCACTTCCTGCTCAATCTGCGTAATGGCTTCATTCATGGACGGCAGCTTTGTCTTCTGCGGATGGTTATGCCACAGAGACATCGCCACCAGAAACGCCCCGCCTCTGATAAGATCCTCTACAGACACCTGCAGGTTGCCACTGGATTCAGCCTTTTTTTCCTGCTCTTTCAACCAGGCAAGATGCTCAATACGCTGCAGGGCTGACAGTTCAGAAAGCGTGACGGTCACACCGTTATGTTCAAATGATTCGGTTTTCAGGAACATCGCTGACTCTCCGGATTAACTGGCGGTGACGTTGATTTCTGCAACCGCAGCAAGTTCACCATTACCGGATACAACCGGAATGTTGACCTTACCTGCAGCGACGCCTTTCACAGTGATGGTCATACCACTGACCGACACGGTGGCTTTTGTTTTATCCGCAGACACCGCACGAAAGCTCTTGTCGGTTACGCCCTCCGGCTGGAAGGCCACGGTCAGCGTGGTGCTCTGCCCTTTCACCACCGAGGTGCTGGCAGGCGTCACGGTCATGCCGGTTGCCGCTGTTACCATGCTGCGATCTTCTGCCATCGACGGACGTCCCACATTGGTGACTTTCACCGTGCGGGTGATCACTTCCTTCGCCGTCACCGCCTTACCGATACTGCTGACCCAGCCACGGAACACATCGACCGTGCCGTTCGGGAAGCGGATTTTATAGGCACGGGTATCGCCTTCATTAAACCACGCCAGCAGCGCCTGCTGCCCCTGCTCTCCGGGCATCCACGCCAGCGTGAAGCTGGTATCTCCGGCAGATTTCTGCCCCTGCCCGGTCGCAGTCCAGTCCGCATCCTCATCATCGAGATAGCTGTCGTCATAGGACTCAGCGGTCAGTTCGCCGGGCGTCAGGTCTTTAACTTTAGCCAGACGCGACCAGTCAACGTCTGAAAGCGGGTTCGCATAAGGGTCACCGTTCCCCTTATAAACCCACAGTGTGGTCCCGGCCCCTTTCACCGGCATTACTGGATTTGGTACAGGCATAGCGTCCTCACATTTCATAGGTAATGACATAAGTCAGATCGGCTGAACTCCACAGGCCCGCATCATCGTCGCGTCGGTAGTCATAGCCACTGGCCACCATACTGGTGATCAAATCTGACAGTGCCGGGATATCGCTCATCACCGGATAAATCCGGGACTCCATCCACGCATCCAGCTCTGAATCCGGCACCTGAGCAGGCAGGAAAACTTCAATATGCAGCTCCGCCTGCCAGGTATCGCTGTCCAGCTCTTCGCCCGTGTATTCAGCGCCGGTGAGATAAACGGCAATTGCCGGAAAATCCGCCTCATCAAAAACAGCGGGGCGACCATCAAAAAGCGTCGCCCCGGTGTCATGCTTCTCCAGTGCATCCAGTACGGCTGCACGGAGTTCAGTATGTTTCATCGCTTTATTACCATTCTCAGTTGATGCTGCAGCGCATAGCCCAGCTCTTTCGGAAGACGTTCACGCCGTATCCGTTCAATATTCTGTTTAAACGCCGTGGTAAGCGGCACCGCCATCGGGATTTTCACCACATCAATGGGGTAACGGTTTTTCCCGGCCACACGCTGCATGACATGCCACCGCCCATTTTTCAGTTGCTGAATAAACGCGCCGGGAATACGACGGTTTCCCACCACAAGCACGCTGCCGCCACCTTTCAGGGCTGAACGCTGCCCCTTTTTACGACGCCTGCGTCGGGACAGGACAATCCGCGCGTTACCCAGCTTTATTACGGGCAAATCCCCCCGGTTAACCCTGATTCTGGCCTGCGGATTTTTGACCGTGGCCCTTTTCAGCCTGGCCCTTTCCTTTACCAGTTTCCGGCGTACCTTTGTCTCACGGGCAACCTGTGACGCAGACTGCGATATCGCGGATGACGCAACGCGGTTAATGGCCATTGCGGCGGCACCAGGCACCGCCGTTTTGCTGATACGGCTGAGGTTTTCAACGGCCTGCTCAAGACCTTTTATGGCCATACATCCCCCTTTCAGCGGCGACGGTTAACGGCAGGCGGCACGCCACGCCCAAGCCAGAGATGACAGCTTCCGCCATCATCCGGCGAAACCCGGTCTATCCAGAAGTTTTCCTCACCGATGGTCAGCGTGTCTCCACGCCGCAGCTGCCGCACCTCATCAGTCCGGACAAACAGGGACGGGCTGGAGCCTTCAACGCGCACGCCCTGTCCGGCATAGCTGATATTTTCAGGGTCATCAAAAACACCACGTATCACAGCACCGGACTGCTCACCGGATGTCATGGTGGCTGACGTTCCCATGTACCCGCGTATCGTTTCATCAGCGCGGGCAATGGCAGCATCGAACAGGTTATCGAAATCAGCCACAGCGCCTCCCGTTATTGCATTCTGGCCAGGCCACGTTCTGTCATTTCGGCTGCCACACCGGCAGAGACACGAAACGCCGTTCCCGGCAGCACAAATGCCACAGGTTCATCCCGCGTGGCGTGAAGTGCATCGGTATGCAGCGTCACCAGTGCCACAACCGTGACCAGAGCAGCCGTATCAGTCACGGTATCCGTCTGTGCTGATACCACCTCATTTTCATGTCCGGTCAGCGCATTTTCCGGGCTGACAGACGAGTCCTGACCGGCTGCGTCATCCGTGTCATCAAGCTCCTCTTCCAGCTCTGCCACACGGAGCGCCAGTTCTTCTTTCGTCCCCGTCAGGCTGACATCACGGTTCAGTTGCTCACCCAGCGACCGGAGACGGGCAATCAGTTCATCTTTCGTCATGGACTCCTCCACAGAGAGAAAATGGCCCCTAAGGGCCATGATTACGCCAGTTGAACGGACACGAACTCATCAGGATCAGCCAGCAGCATCAGCGGTGCTGACTGAATCATGGTGAACTCTCGCGCCGGATCGCCGGATGTCTTCCAGTTTTTCGGATAACGGGGAGACGCATTAATACCCTCACTCAATGCATCCGCATCCTGAATACAGCCATAGGTGCGCAGACCGCGTGCATGAGTGTTACCCAGCACCATCGTGTTGTCCGGCAGGAAGTTCTTTTTGACGCCGTTTTCCACGTACTGTCCGGAATACACGACGATGGCCACATCGCCATACATTCCCTTATAAGACACCGCTTTGCCCAGGTCTTTTACCGCTGTCTCCAGTTCGGAATGAGAGCCGCGACGGGTATCCAGCTTCTCCCTGACGGCTTTGAAGGAACGGAACAGCGCCCAGCCTTTCGGGTCAAACACGATGATATTCACCACGCCGCTGGCGTTCAGCGCGTAGGCTTCGATATCGTCGGTCGGGTCATACGTGGACTTGTCACGCTTGCTCCACTCCGTGCCGCCGGACTGCGTGATGTTGTTCGCCGCACTGCGGCCCATATCCACCTCAACCGGATCGAAGGCTTCACCGGTCATGGTGTATTTGCCCTTGAGCACGGCAGAAACTGCCTGCATCTCTTCGACCTGAGCAATGGCCAGCTCTTCGTCACGCATGTTCTGCATGATGATGCGACGGCGGCGGTAAGCCGGGTCCGCCAGATTCTGCGGATCTTCATCCGGCAGGCGACGCAGGGTCATCTGCGGATTCACTTCATGCTTGGGTTTGACATATCCCGGCGTAAATTCAGAGGTGGAGCCGCCACGGGAACGGATAACCTCACCGGAAACAATCGGCGAAACGTACAGCGCCATGTTTACCAGTCCCGGAATTTGTGAGAGATAGACTTTCTCCGTGGTGAAGGGATAGCTCTCACGGAAAAAGAGACGCAGAAACAGCGGATCAAACTTAAATTTCTGCTCATTTGCCGCCAGCAGCTGGGCGGTTGTGTACATCGACATAAAAAAATCCCGTAAAAAAGCCGCACAGGCGGCCTTTAGTGATGAAGGGTAAAGTTAAACGATGCTGATTGCCGTTCCGGCAAACGCGGTCCGTTTTTTCGTCTCGTCGCTGGCAGCCTCCGGCCAGAGCACATCCTCATAACGGAACGTGCCGGACTTGTAGAACGTCAGTGTGGTGCTGGTCTGGTCAGCAGCAACTGCAAGAATGCCAACGGCAGCACCGTCGGTGGTGCCATCCCACGCAACCAGCTTACGGGTGGAGGTGTCCAGCATCAGCGGGGGCATTGCAGGCGCTTTCGCACTCAATCCGCCGGGCGCGGTTGCGGTATGAGCCGGGTCACTGTTGCCCAGCGGCTGGTAATGGGTAAAGGTTTCTTTGCTCGTCATAAACATCCCTTACACTGGTGTGTTCAGCAAATCGTTAACGGCATCAGATGCCGGGTTACCTGCAGCCAGCGGTGCCGGTGCCCCCTGCATCAGACGATCCAGCGCAGTGTCACTGCGCGCCTGTGCACTCTGTGGTGCTGCGGCCAGAATACGGCGGGCCGTTTCCACGGTCATACCGGGGGTTTCGGCCAGCACGCATGCCTGTTCTTCGCGTCCGTGAGCCTCCTCACAGTTGAGGATCCCCATAATGCGACTGTTTTCTGCCGCAACCGCTGCGGTGATCTGCGCGTTCACGTCCGGCTGCGCAGCGCTGGCGTTCTCGCCCTCCGTCGCTTGCACCACGCCAGTAACGTCAGCCTGCGAAGCAGTGGCTGAAACAGTTGTTGATTGAGTCTCTTTGGTCATTCGCCCTCCTGAGAGACGGGATTTACGTGCATCCAGTGCATCACGCATGACGGTGATCGCATCGGTACTGTTCACAAGTTCATCAGCCAGTCCGGCATCAATGGCCTCCTGACCGCTGTACACTGCAGCCTCGGTATCCAGCACAGCCTGCACGGACAGGCCGGTATATGTCGACACCTTCTGTGCAAACATTCGGCGGGTTGCATCCATCCGGGACTGCAGTGTTTCCCGGACATCATCCGGTAGATGGCTGTAGGGGTTGCCATCCACCTTATGGCTGCCGCTGTAAATCAGCGTGATTTCCACGCCCTGTTTCTCCAGCGCAGCACCGTAATTACTGTGAGCCATCATGACGCCGATGGAGCCTGTCCGGGCGGTCTGCGTGACCAGACGCCGGGAGGCGGCGCTGGCAAGCAGCTGACCTGCACTGCAGTTCATGTCGTTGGCCAGCGCCCATACCGGTTTTATGTCTCGCACACGGGCGATGATGTCAGCACAGTCAAATGCTCCCGCCACCATCCCGCCCGGTGTGTCCATATCCAGCAGAATGCCGTCCACCATCGGATCGCTGGCAGCCTGTTGCAGACGGGCGATAATGCCGTTGTAACCGGTCATTCCCGAATACGGCTGCAGCGCCCGCGTCCGGCTGACCAGCGTACCGGACACCGGCAGCACGGCGATGCCGTTCATGACCTGATAACTGCGGGCCTGTCGTGGTCCGTCATCATCACCGGATAACGCCAGCGCCGCGGGTGCCTCTCCGGCAGTCAGGCTGTCGCCGGATACTGCATCCGTCAGGCGGCTGATCCCAAGCTGGCCTGCAAGCGCACAAAAGAAAACCCGCGCATAGGCGGGTTCAAGCATCAGCGGCTCATTAAAAGCCATGCTGGCAATATGCGGGAGATTACGCAGCTCTGCTGTCACTCTTCTCCTCCTCTGTTGATTGTCGCAGTCCGGATTCAAATGCCGCAGCCGCCCAGGCGGGCGGTTTAAGACCGGCTGCACGGCGCTCCATCGTTTCACGGACCTGCTGGGCAAAAATTTCCTGATAGTCGTCACCGCGTTTCGCGCACTCTTTCTCGTAGGTGCTCAGTCCGGCTTCTATCAGCATCACCGCTTCCTGAACTTCTTTCAGACCATCGATGGCCATACGACCGGAGCCTATCCAGTCGCAGTTCCCCCAGGCACTGCGGGCTTCCTGAAAGCTGAAGCGCGCTTTTGAAGGTAACGTCACCACGCGGCGAACGATGGCCTCTTCCAGCCAGCACAGAAACATCTGGCTCGCCTGACGGGATGCGACGAATTTTCGCCGCCCCATAAAGTACGCCCACGACTCGTTCGCACTGGCCCGTGCCGTGGAGTAGCTCATCTGGGCGTAATTCCGGGAAAGCTGCTCATACGAGACACCCAGCCCGGCAGCGATATACCGCAACAGTGACTGCTCAAACACGGAGTAGCCGTTATCCGTGTCCTGAGCCGTCTGCAGGTTCAGTGAGTCCCCCGGCATCAGGTGCGGCACTTTTGCGCCTCCCAGACGGACCGGTGCTGCAGCGTAATACGCGGCAATTTCACCAATCCAGCCCGTCAGCCTTTCCCGCTGCTCCTGACTGTTCGCACCCAGAATAAAATCCATCGCTGACTGCGTATCCAGCTCACTTTCAATGGTGGCGGCATACATCGCCTTCACAATGGCGCTCTGCAGCTGCGTGTTCTGCAGCGTGTCGAGCATCTTCATCTGCTCCATTACGCTGTAAAACACATTTGCACCGCGGGTCTGCCCGTCCTCCACGGGTTCAAAAACGTGAATGAACGAGGCGCGCCCGCCGGGTAATTCACGGGGTATCCATGTCCATTTCTGCGGCATCCAGCCAGGATACCCGTCCTCGCTGACGTAATATCCCAGCGCCGCACCGCTGTCATTAATCTGCACACCGGCACGGCAGTTCCGGCTGTCGCAGGGATTGTTCGGGTTGCTGATGCGCTTCGGGCTGACCATCCGGAACTGTGTCCGGAAAAGCCGCGACGGACTGGTATCCCAGGTGGCCTGAACGAACAGTTCACCGTTAAAGGCGTGCATGGCCACACCTTCCCGAATCATCATGGTAAACGTGCGTTTTCGCTCAACGTCAATGCAGCAGCAGTCATCCTCGGCAAACTCTTTCCATGCCGCTTCAACCTCGCGGGAAAAGGCACGGGCTTCTTCCTCCCCGATGCCCAGATAGCGCCAGCTTGGGCGATGACTGAGCCGGAAAAAAGACCCGACGATATGATCCTGATGCAACTGGATGGCGTTGGCGGCATAGCCGTTATTGCGTACCAGATCGTCTGCGCGGGCATTGCCACGGGTAAAGTTGGGCAGCAGGGCTGCATCCACACTTTCACCCGGTGGGTTCCACGCCCGCAACTGCCCACCAAATCCGCTACCACCGCCGTGATAACCGGCATATTCACGCAGCGATGTCATGCCGTCCGGCCCCAGAAGGGTGGGAATGGTGGACGTTTTCATACATAAAATCCTGCAGGTCCCCTGCGTCGCTGTGTCATGCCGGTCTGCACTTCCAGCTCCGCAATGTATTTTTTCAGGTCAGACACGGAAGTGGCCGTAAACTCCACTCGCCGTCCGTCTTTCTGTACCGTTGCCACCCGTTTTCCTGTCATCAGGTCATGCAGTGCCGCACGGGCAGCGGCAAGTTCTTCCTGTCGCGTCATTCATCCTCTCCGGATAAGGCACGGGCGTAATCTGCCAGTGTTTTCTTGTTGGTTGCTGCACCATCCTCTTCCTGCAGGCTCGCCAGCAGCGCACTGAGATCCAGCTGCCAGCGGGAAATACTGATGCGCAGCGCCGCCAGCGCATAAACGAAGCAGTCGAGCGCCTCATTGCGTCGCTTTTTGCTGTCCCACTGTATTTTTTTCCTGCCATCCACCCATTTTTCGACCTGCTCTTCAGCAGTCAGCTGCTGCGCTTCGGTCAGATCAAAAATATCCGGGTTATTCGGGAAGTGAACGGCACCGGGAAGCGGTTCATCCCCTTCCGGCGTCAGTGTGAAGCGGTTATAAATCTGCTCTTTCGCGGTATCCGTACCGATTTCGGTAAGGTAAACCCCGTTTTTGTTTCGCTTACGTGGCATGCTGGCCACCGGCTTTCCGTAGACGGATGCCCCTTTAATGGGGATCACCCGGAACAGCCCATGCTTTTTCGAGCGTTCATACACAATGGTCGGGTCAATCCCGCCAGTATCCCAGCAGATACGGGATACCGACATTTCTGCACCATTCCGGCGGGTATAGGTTTTATTGATGGCCTCATCCACACGCAGCAGCGTCTGTTCATCGTCGTGGCGGCCCATAATAATCTGCCGGTCAATCAGCCAGCTTTCCTCACCCGGCCCCCATCCCCATACGCGCATTTCGTAGCGGTCCAGCTGGGAGTCGATACCGGCGGTCAGGTAAGCCACACGGTCAGGAACGGGCGCTGAATAATGCTCTTTCCGCTCTGCCATCACTTCAGCATCCGGACGTTCACCGATTTTCGCTTCCCATGTCTCACCGAGCGTGGTGTTCACGAAGGTTTTACGTTTTCCCGTATCCCCTTTCGTCTTCATCCAGTCTTTGACAATCTGCACCCAGGTGGTGAACGGGCTGTACGCCGTCCAGATGTGAAAGGTCACACTGTCCGGCGGCTCAATCTCTTCACCGGATGCCGAAAACCAGAGAATGCCATCACGGGTCCAGATCCCGGTCTTTTCGCAGATATAACGGGCATCAGTAAAGTCCAGCTCCTGCTGGCGGATGACGCAGGCATTATGCTCGCAGAGATAAAACACGCTGGAGGGGTCATCCGGCGTCCATTTGAGGCCAAACGGCGTCTCTTTATCGCCAAATTTAAGGTACTGCTCCTCCCCGCAGTGCGGGCAGGCAACATGTAAACGCATAAAATGCGGGGATTCACTGGCTGCACGCTCAATCTGACAGGTGCCTCTCACTTTGGGCGTGGAGCCACGGATGGACTTTGGCCAGACCGAGCCTTCAATACGCTTGTCACTCAGGAACGTCGGAGAGCCTTCCTGTTCAATATCATCATCAAAAGCAGCAAGTTCATCATAACCCGCCACATCCACCGACTTTTCACGGTAGTTTTTTGCCGCTTTACCGCCCAGGCACCAGAAGCCACGCCCATTAGTGAAACGCTTCATGGTGAGCGTGTTATCCCGGTGCTTTTTGCCATACCACGGGGCCAGCGCCAACAGCGACGGAATATCACGAATAGTCGGCTCAACGTGGGTTTTCATAAAGTTCTCGGCATCACCATCCGTCGGCAACCAGATAAGGGTGTTGCGCTGCTTATGCTCTATGAAGTAGGCATAAACACCCAACAGCATTTTGGAATAACCGACACGGGCAGACTTCACCACATTCACCTCACGGATGTAGTCGCTGCCCATCGCATTCATGATGGCCCGCTGAAAGGGCAGTGTTTCCCAGCGCCCTTCCTGGTATGCGGATTCTTTCGGGAGATAGTAACTGGCATCCGCCCATTCAACGGCGGTCTGTGGCTCCGGCCTGAACAGTGAGCGAAGCCCGGCGCGGACAAAATGCCGCAGCCTGTTAACCTGACTGTTCGATATATTCACTCAGCAACCCCGGTATCAGTTCATCCAGCGCGGCTGCTTTGTTCATGGCTTTGATGATATCCCGTTTCAGGAAATCAACATGTCGGTTTTCCAGTTCCGGAAAACGCCGCTGTACCGAGAGAGGGATCCCGTCAAGAATACTGGCAATTTCACCTGCGATCCGTGACAGCACGAAAGTACAGAATGCGGTTTCCACCACTTCTGCGGAGTCTCTGGCATTCTTCAGCTCCTGTGCGTCGGCCTGCGCACGCGTAAGTCGATGGCGTTCGTACTCAATAGTCCCAGGCTGGAGATCTGCCTCACTGGCAGCCCTGTAATCCTCAACCTCTTTACGGAGTTTTTCATTTTCGATATCAGCCTCCCTCTGCGCATACCACTGAATTGCCATGGAGGTATCAAATACAGATTCAACGCCCTTACCCCCTCCGGAGACGCAAGGGAGTCCCTGAGACTGCCAGCGTTCAATCGTTCGCGGATCCACGTTGAAAATTTCGGCAAGTTTCTTTTTATTAACCTTCATGAAACAGTCTCACAACAAACACAGGGTCCGACATGAAAGTGCCCGAAAATGACTTTTTTAGGCGTTTTCATGTCGGACCTTTTACGGATTCGATATTAGAAAAAACAAATAGTTATGTTCGAGAAGTACCGACATGATTTTCCCCGGAAAATTTTCATAAATAGCGAAAACCCGCGCGCCTTCCGCCCCGTGGCAGGCCACCCCACCGGAAGGACCCGCACAAATGAGAGCTTTTATCATTAACATTTACAGATAAGATGACGTACATCATTGAAACGCCATTCAGCCATATACCGGCAGCATTCGTAGTTGCACTCCGTAACCCTGCGACTAAGGTTGAAAGCATGGCCATCTTTTTGCCACCGGCAAATCTTCAATGGATTTCCCCTGCCGGTTTTTTATTTCTCACATTATCGCAGCCACTCAGTGTGAAGGGCTGCTGTAATGCCGCAATCTTTTTTAACATGAAAAAGGCCGCAGAGCGGCCTTTATGGTTTATTGACAATTGATTAAGACGTGTGGCACTTATTGGCACACCAATAGCAACCATTCACCCGGGAATATCCTTTGGCCTTTGCCTCTGTTACCGCCGAAGAACAATCACTATAGTAACCAAGGTAATCGCGGTTAGCTACAGCAGGAAGATATGAACATTCCTCAGCATGCACCTCATGATCGCCATTGCTCTGAGCATTTTTGTTCACGTAATAGTGTTTAAAAACCATTGTATAACTCCATGTTGACGCTGATATTCAGCATTAACATGCTATATCACCAATTACACAAACATAAGCTTGTTATTTCAATTAGTTGATAACGATCACCACTGAACTTTGGACTTGCGAAATTCAAATGTTTTTCTGACTATTATTGGGCCGATAAACAGATATTATTTGAGCGTTTTGGTTCATTACATAAGCAATATCTCCATCTTTCAGAATGACTTTCCCATCCTTTCCCGATACGGCAATACTCCGCTGCTCTGGATGATAGCCAATGCTACGCCCGCAATGGAGCTCTTCCCCACCATTTTGAGACATGACTTTTACAGTTAACATTTTTCTGCTCCTATTTAGATGCCCTTTCCATCCGGGCCACTGTTCAAAGTAAATTTAGATTCAACAATATTCTGCTCTTACAGGCGATCAGTTCTGCATACACTGCCTGGCACTTTCGACAATTTCGCAGACCTGCGAGGCCGTATCGAAAAGCTGGCGCACCTTATCCAGGCTAACGCATCCCACCAGGAAAAAAGGCACCAGTATCGCTACCAGTGCCCATTTCGCCGCCGTTCGCGGCATTCTGTGTGTCCAGTGTTTTCGGCTCATAAACCACCTGGTTATTAGCGCTTCAACTGAAAGTGAGGCCCGTCTTTCAGTGTTTTCCAGTCCCCGCCCCATTCGATGGCAGTTCCCAGCTCTGCGGCAGCCTGCTTAAATGCCTGCGCGATTTTCTCGTACAGAGGCCAGTCCCATGACACCTGGCTACCAATGTAGGCCACAACATCCACCGCATCACCGGTCAGGTGGCGGCTGTTCATGGTCTGGCTTTTCCCTTCCGCGACCAGCTGCTTCTGGCGATACTTACTGCGCAGGCCTTCCGTAATACCGAAGTCAACCTCCGTCAGCTCCAGCGCACGGCGAACAACAGCAACCAGCTGTGGTTTGACGCCCTCCAGATTTTTCTCACTTCGACGACTGAATCTGAATTTACCGGGCATACTCACCTCCGTAATGAAAGGATTTTTGATACGTTCCCGCGTGCTCGTATCACCAGCACGCAGAACACCAGGTTAATCAGGACGACCAGCCAGTTACCGGGTGGAAAGCGACCACACAGATAACAAAGTGGCGCAAAGGCATACAGCAGCATCAGCAGCCAGGCCAGCCACGACATCAGCGGTTTATGTCTGGAATCACCACGACGATAAAAAAAGAGCGTCAGCACGATAACCGTGCTTAACACCACATTCAGTAATCCGGGAAGGTTACTTAACATTACCGCCTCCACCCCGCAGACGGGAGAACACACCGGACACCAGCGATGCAATATCCTGCTGGTGGATGAACGACAGAATCTTCACCGACACCACCGATACCAGCACCGCACACAGCGCATCTGCCGATGTACCGTCATACCCTGTTTTTGATGCAATCCAGGCTGACAGCACGCGCGCCCCCAGCACGCCGACGATAAACGACACCAAAAAATGCGCCACCACACGCCAGACTGAAAGCGCCTGCGGCATCGTTGCCACAAATAACGCCCCGGCGAACGCACCAAACACAATCCCGAAATCCGTTCCGGTAAACAGCCCGTACACCGTCGCCCCACCGAGCGCCGCAGCCGTGCCGGAACCGGATAAGGGTTCAGACATACGTTTTTCTCCTGTAAATAAAAAAGGGCCACCAGCGGCCCGTAAAAACACCCCGTCAAAGGCACCCGCAGATGCCTTTTGCGCGGCGTTATTTGATGTGATATGCGCCGGGTGTGGCGAGGATATGAAAAAGGCCCGCCGTAGCGAGCCATGAAAAAAATGAATAAAAAAAACCGCCTGGTGCGGCGGTTAAGGATGTATTTCCAGGTTTTGCTTAGTACGCGATTAATCTCAACGTTATTCTGAGCGATGCTTACAACATCGGAATGATGCATCACCGACCCTGCCAGGAAATACAAAATCTCCACCGATAATGCACCATTCTGCTGTCGTAAAAAAATCAGCACTGAGGCTACACCTGGCCTCAAATTATAGCCAGAGAACAGAATGCTTTTTCAAAACAACCTGCTCCCACGTAATAAAAAATACACCAGTGCCGCAATACAATAAGGCTTGTTGCAAATGCTGGAGCGGGTAGCGGGAATCGAACCCGCATCATCAGCTTGGAAGGCTGAGGTAATAGCCATTATACGATACCCGCATATGGTGCCGACTACCGGAATCGAACTGGTGACCTACTGATTACAAGTCAGTTGCTCTGCCTGCTGAGCTAAGTCGGCACTGGACCGCCACCGGGGACTCGAACCTCGCACACTCAACTTAAAGGGTTGACGCTCTTTCCTGATGAACTGGTGACGGTTGGTGGCCCTTGCTGGATTTGAACCAGCGACCTGGCGATTATGAGTCGCTCGCTCTCACCACTGAGCTAAAGGGCCGGGAGCAGAATAATAATGGTGCGTAATTAATTCTGCAATCTCATCCGTTTCAAACGATTAAATCCTGAACTTCCCTGGCTGTCTGTTCAAAACGTCCTGTCTCCAGCTCAACACCAATCGCACAACGCCCCAGTGCCATCGCCGCTTTTACCGTTGAACCTGAACCCATAAAAAAATCTGCAACCAGGTCTCCCGGACGACTGCTCGCGTTGATTATCTGCTGCAGCATTTCTGCCGGTTTTTCGCACGGATGTTTCCCTGGATAGTACTGCACCGGTTTATGCGTCCAGACATCGGTGTACGGAACCTGCGCCGTCACACCGAAATACCGCCGCAAATTTTTATATTCACTCAGCAATTCCGTATACTGCCGGTTCAGCTCACTGTATGTGCTGACCAGCTGGTGGTGTGGTTTTTCCAGTTCCCCGCGCTGATGTTTTTTCTGCCGCAACACGCGCAAACAACGCCTGCAATTTGTTGTAATCACCCTCGTTCGGTAACTGCCACTGACTGGTACCAAACCAGTGCGAAGCCATGTTTTTCTTTCCGGTGGCTTCCGCTATCTGTTTTGACGTTATTCCCAGTGATTTACGCGCATCACGAAAGTAAGAAATCAGCGGGGCCATGACGGGCTGTTTTAGCTCGCGCCCCTGTGCCACATAGCCATCATCTTTCGGGCGATACGGTGATAATAGGAACAATACACATAGGCGATAAGCTTTGTTTTTGTTGCCTTTTTTATTGTTCATTTTTTATAGACACCCCCAAAAGTACCCCCATATCTTTTTCCGCCCCTGAAATTTGGTTGTTATTCATACAGCATATCAGGCGGTAACGCTCTCCCTTTAACCCACTTATTGTATGATAGTGCTATCCCACAATAAGGAATCAGCCAGCCATGAGAATGACCAGCCGCAAAAAAGAGATACTTAGCTACTTTGAACCGGATAACCTCGAATGGGTGACTGGTGAGATTGGTGCGCCGCCGTTCGATGTGTCGGGTGTGGCCTACCTGCTTCATGGCATGGTGTCGTTCGATAAGCGTCACCAGCTCGAATCAACCCGGCGCACACTGGAAAGCATGGTAGCTGGTGGACTGCTTGAGCGGGTGACAGTGTATGAATCGCGCCAGATAAGGCGCGGCGGTGAGACTAACGCAACGGTCGTGCGTTACGGTTTACCCGGTCATTGTGCTGTTATGCGCGATACTGGCGGCGCTGATAACGCAATATCAGGTGAATACATGCGGGTCAGTTAATAGCCTGCAATCTGTCGTTGATGCGGCTCAGGTCGTAAACCCGGCGTTCAATATCCAGCATCAGGAAATTGTGGATCTCGGCCTGCTCAGGATTATCAGACTCTCTGGCCTGTAATAGCAATTCATTGTAACCATGCAAGCCGCCTGAGTTTTCCGCCGGGGTGGTGCCTTTCCCACGCAGGCAGCTAATGGGCTGATTACTCGTATCGTGTGTTTGCTTCTCCAGCACAATGACGCAATCCCACCAGTCGCCAAAGTCATACGTGTAAACCAGCTTGTCACCCTCATTCTGGAGCGCCGCCCATAGTGGCGTGATTGCCGCGTTACCCATGCTTTCATCCTCACCCCATACGCGATACTCGCTACCTGGATCACCTTTACGCCCTTTCTCGAACATATACAGGTGTTCGTCATTCCAGCCAAAAGCTAACTGGATCACGGCATGAAGTTTACTAAAGGGGATTTGCTCTGGAACCAGCACACGCCGCCATATAGGTGGTTTGCTGTCTCGGATGGTTATCTTTAGCTGGTACATGCAAATCCTGAATAAATGCGAATCGGAAGGATAACGATACTGACGTACTCACAATTCTGTAAAGGTGAATAAAGGAAATTTGCTTAATACGCATAAGTTACATGTGGAATAATCCCATATCTACCTGCGCGGCGCTGGCTTCTTCCACTGGTAGGCAGGTGCTCGCATCATTTCGCGGAACCTGTCGCGCCGGGCTATATCGGCATTAACTGATCGTTCTATCTCCCGTTGATCTGCCTGTGTAAGCTGGTGGCCTCCGTGCTCAAGTTTGGCGATGGTCAATAAGGCTATTTCGCGTGGTGTCATACGTCATACCCTCTGGAAGGATGAAACACGCCCGGATTAAATTTCATTTTTCGCGGGTATAAAAAAACGATGGGGCGGGCAGTCCCGGATAGTCAGGCCTGTAGAGATTTGACTACCCCCTCCCCACTGGATTCAGGTTACTGCTATTCCGTTAAGCGATGCTTACGGGGATAGCTGCGTTGTGATTTTGACCATTCAGGTCGCCGCTATTTCCTCACCGATTGGGTGCTACGCGTGCGCGTACTTGTCCCGAAATACCAGAAACCGCCAGCCAGAGGATGATTTCCCTCTGGTGGTCTACCTTTGCCTCTTGCCGCCATTTAACCGGAAGGCGTTACCGTTCGGTTGCGCTATCCCCATGCGGTGTTGCGTTTCGGTAACAGCTTTATGCAGGTCGCCAAATTCCTCAACCTTCACGGGCGGGCGCTTCACGTTCTCCAGACACGTTTCACGGCGGCGCTTTATCCATTCCCGATCATCGTCCTCGGTGCATAACAGCATGACTTCCATCCATCGTGCGGCAGCTCTCCGGTATAGCCCTTTTGACTCCAGCTCTTCAGCTTTCCTGTCCCTTATCATTTCTGCCTCTCAGATTATATAGATAAGCAAAAAGGTGTTGGTTCAGTTGGTTCAGTTGGTTCAGTTGGTTCAATTTGTAAAGAGCGTTGTTTTTATTGTGTTTTTTCTAAAATATTGAACCAACATCAACTCATTTTGAACCAACAAAAAGTGTCCGTGAACTAACACTCTGTCAAATAGTCACTACATATATTAACGGTGAAGACTAAATCCGCCAGCAAATAGCTTATATAGCACCGCTTTATGCCGCAGTTATGCTGGAACAGTAATCATTTCACAGAACCGCCTAACTACTATATGGCACCTGCTAAAAAGCACATCAGCCTAGTCAGTTGATCGGTGCATGGATATCCTAACAATTCAACTATATAACGTGATCTCCCATGTCGATCTACTGTCATGCAATGATTAACAAACACATAGACACATCTGCTTGGCGCATTGATTAATCACTGATCATCCATCAGGATATGCGAACCACCGTCACCAGGTTAGGATGATTCTCAAAAGCCACCTGTATTCAATGCCTTTGATGGGTTTCATCCATAGTTATTTTCTCGTGACTGACATGGAGATTTTGATTTCAAGGTGTGCAAAAACTTTCGCAGAGTACAATGGAGCTCAAATGACTGTGGCACCAAAAGATCAAAGTTTGAAATCTGTAAGGGTGGGCTTTTACACAAGCTCTGAGAATATTCGCACTAGTAACAAGGGGTTAACCGCAGAGGCCTTTAAAAATCTGTATGATCGGTGTTCTAAAGACTTCAAGATGACCCACTATGCAGACTTTGGTGAAAGAGAACTTAAAATTCATTTTCTAGACATCTCACCCGAGGATGGCTCCTACTTCGGATTCATGTCTCGAAGAAGAAAAAGCGCAACACTGGCATATATTACAGATAAAGAGTGGGTGGAAGAGAAAATCCCTCTAGCCGGGGCAAAGACTCTTTCAGAACGTACATACTTTATTTATTATCCTCAGACAGACATTCTAGTATTGTCTTTAAATCATTTAGGTCCACGCCATAGTGACTTAGCCTTCCTTCTTTTCAACTCCAGTGATCGCGGAGTCCCTGTTTCTTTTGAAGCCATTTGGAAAGAAGAAAGCATCAAAGAACTACTCGAAACTGGATCCAATCTAAGAAGCTGCGAGATTTCTGTGGCCATCCCAAGAAACTTCAATGCCGCACAGTATCAACTCGATGGAATGTTCGCGAATCAGATGATTGAGATGATCAGAGGCACCAGTTCAAGCCACCTGACTATTTCGTTACGCGGACATTCTCCATTAAAAAGAAAAGCAAAGGGATGGCTTGAGGATGACGTTAAAAAAAGCCTTAAGGAGATGCTAGAAAAGTTCCCTGGTGGTGATGGTCGTTTAACTTTTGAGAAAGCAAATGTTGTTGCTCAGGGCGATAAAAAGAAGAAAAGTCTTGTAGACGAAGTTCTTACGGTAAAGAAGATGGTGCCTATCCAAGCAGATGGGTATCCGACCGATACTGACGTTAAAAATGCTATGCTACAAGCAAAGAATGACAACCTTAGGTATCTAACCCAGTACTATTTGGTTAGTCAAACGTAACAGGAATACATTATGAGTTCTCGGAAATTGTTTGCTGCCAAGTCATTGTTTGCTCTAGCTATGGCTATTGCTGGTGCCCATTTTTTACACGACCTAGATCACAATGCTGTCATTTCGGCTGCTGGTGCTCTTTCAACTATTTCTGGAGTTCTCTTTGGTTTTGTTTTGGCATCAGTCACCATGCTAAGTAGCTTTGATAGTTCAAAGGGAATTGTAGGCGCTCTAAAAAGTAACGGAGTACTAAAAGGCATTATTGAGGGGCTTTTTGATACAGGAACTACGCTGATCACAGCCTGCCTATTAGCAATGATCTCGATGTTTGCCCCTGTTGTCAGCAATCTGCCTCTGGATTATTATGCCCTGCTACTCGCAGGGGCATATTTGATTATATCAATGATAACTTTTTTCTTTAACTGGAAATCTTTATCTAAAATAATAAGTTACATATGATAAATATTTCAAAATGAGTCCCCCTGCTACGGATAGTCCTTGGCTTAAAAAATACCGTCACCGCTGAATACCCACACAGTGCCCCCACCCATTTAGTTGGCATAATGTATTCAACTGATTGAGGAATGGCTCCTCTTTTACTACCAAACGGCCATCGCTGGCGCATTCATCCGCTGGTAGTGGAACTTTTTAGCCATCAGCGCCTCCCTAAATCAATTCCTTACATCGCTCAAATTCAACAACCATTGTTGTAATCTTGCTGCTATCAAGTAACGCCTTTGTATTACGCCGACTTTATCTTGCCAGCAACATACGCCATCCGATAATTTCGATGTTACGCGCGCGTACTTGTCGCAAAATATCAGACAAAAGCCAGATTCAGAACGTCGTGATAACCACCAGCACAACATGAGAGGTCATGTAACGCGATTTATCACACCAGATACATGTGATTGGTGTACCCGCATAAAACATTGTCATAGCGCGTCCTGTGCGCATATACGCCGATAATCAACACATCACCACCACTCTGTCTCGTGTAGAGAACAGTTTCATGGTACTCCCCTCCATTGTGGTAAGCGTCAACGGAGCACCGTATTGACGCTTATTTATTGGTGAGTACTACGTTCCATGGCAGGAGTTCATCAACTCGGTTGGAAGGCCATTCCGGCAGTACGCTCAGGATATGGCGCAGATACGCTTCCGGATCGATACCGTTCAGACGGCAGGTGCCGATCAGCCCGTACAACAGTGCTCCACGCTCGCCGCCGTGATCGCTGCCAAAGAACATAAAGTTTTTCTTTCCGAGACAGACTGCACGAAGCGCTCTTTCCGCAGCATTATTATCCGCCTCCGCCAGACCGTCATCACTGTAATAACAGAGGGCATCCCACTGATTCAGTACATAGCTGAACGCTTCGCCCAGTCTGGATTTTTTCGACAGCGTACCATTCTTCTCCACCATCCATTCATGCAGCGACGTCAGTAACACTTTGCTTCGCTGCTGCCTGACGGCAAGACGCTCTGACTCCGGTAATCCCCGTATTTCATCCTCGAT